GGTAAATGTGGTACAAGAGGTTCTACTGCCTGCCACGGTGTAGGATAGAAATCTCTCTCTACTCTTTCGTAATTGCTTCTTTTACCCATTTGCAATATGACTAAAGTTTTTAATCTTTTCAAATTTAATTGTACTTTTAAACTTGTCAGCAAGAACATCTTGTTTATGTGATATTACAAATACATTCTCACCATTTAGTGTGTTTAGAATTTTTAAAAACTCATCTGTTCCTGTGCCATCAAGTGAACTGTCGAATATTTCATCTAGGATTAACAAGTTTGTATTCGTAGAGTTTTTCATCTTGGCAATAGCTCTCCAAGTAAAAAGTAGTGCAAGGTCAATACGCATCTTTTCACCTTCACTAAATGATGCATACGAAAACTCATCACGGTATCGTGACTTGATTGTTTCCTCAAAATTTTCATCTAGCGTAAAGTTAACATAAAACTCCATTGATGTAAGATACTTGTTAATCAGTTTATTCATAATCGGTAAATACTGTTTGATGATCTTGGTTTTGATGCCGGTATCCATCAACATATTTCTACTGGCTTCATAATACGTCCTATCTTCACGCAGCTTACTTCGGTGAATACTTATTTGTTTAGCTTTACTCTTTAGGTCTTTAAGTTTATCTGTGTCTGTTTGGCCAACAGCATCTGATGTAAATTGTTCAATCTCTATTTTTAGTTGAGTGTTGAATTTTTCTAACTCCATTATAGATTGATTGATGCTTGCTAATTTAATTGAATTATTTCTAATAGAGTCTGTAATTTGTTTTATTTTATTTGATCTAGTATTAGTTGATGTGAGTTCACTTTCAAGCTTAGTCATACCAGCAGATAGTTCACTAATTTGAACTTTCTTAGATTCTATCATACCTTCTTTAAATGTTTCATCAATATGTTGTTCACAAGTTGGGCAGTCTTCATTGGTTTCAAAAAAAGTAATCATATCAGAATGAGCTCTGTGCTTTTCATTTAATGTGGCACGATACTCTTGAAGTTTAGATAATTTATTTTCTACAGCTGTCTTGTCCACGATAGACTTCAATAGAGCTTCATCCTCAACAGCTATATCATTTTTTTCTTTTGTTCTTTTGAAAATTTCTTCTTCATTACCAGCAATGAGAGATTGTTTCTGGCTAATAATTTTATCTTTATTATCTTTCAAATCTGAAATTAAGTTTTCTTGTAAACTAATTTTTTCTATAGCCAGATCGTATTGATACTCAACATCACGAATATCCTCAGCAATATTTTTGAGCCTTTGTTTAAGAATAAGATTCATGGTAGAAAAAATTTGAATATCTAAAATTTCTTCAACGACTTCTCTACGATGTCTAGCCTTTAGTTGCATAAATGGAACGAATGTCGAACTACCAAGAATCACAACTTGAGTAAAAGAGCGATAGTTCAATTTAAGAATTTGTTGCTCTAAAATTTTTTGATAATCACGGGCATTTGCATTTTGATTTATCAAATTATTATTCTGATATATCTCAAACTTGTTTGGTTTGATACCACGAATTACTTTGTAGTTTACTGATCCAATTTTAAATTCTACTTCAACAGAGGCGCCGCTGTTGTTAATAGAGTTTACCATTTGATTTTTACTAATATTTCTAAATGGTTTACCAAACAACCCAAAACACAATGCGTCAAGAATGGTTGACTTACCAGCTCCATTTTCTCCGATAATAAGTGTTGTAGGGTTTTTATCTAATTTAATTTCTGTAGACTGATTACCAGTTGAAAGAAAGTTCTTCCATCTCACATATTTAAAATCTATCATATCTGTAGGTCTTGAGCTTCCGTATAAAGTTCTCTCTGTAAATTCTTGAGTCTACCCTTATTCAAGGATGTATCTAACTCATCAATGTACATATTGAGTAGTGTCATAGTATCCTGCGTATTTTCAACAATATCATCTGATACTGTGTTAGCATCTAGGTCTGAAAAATCTTCTATGATTTTTACTTCATAGCAATCTGCTCGTAACAATCTATCAACGAATTGGTCAAACTGATATAAATCTTTTTTATTTACAACGATAAGTTTAACATAATTATTTTTGTACTGTCTAATGTCGTATTCTTCATAATTTTTGTCGGTATCATCATAGTAAATTTTCTTATGAATCGTGTAAGGATTTTCTATTCTTTGTAACTCTCTAGTTTCAGTATCAAATACATGAAAGCCCTTTTTATCATCACAATCATTCCAATAAAGTTCGTATGGTGCACCCAAGTAATAGATATGACCATCATCTGACTTTACATGAAAGTGTCCAGAAAACACAGTATCAAATTTTCTAAATATGCTTTTGTTTATTCCATTTTCATTTACTATACCTCTCATCATTTCAAATCCAGCAACTTCAAGATGACCCATACAAATGTCTGCGGTAGATTCATCAATCATACCTTCAGAGTATATTGTATTCTGACTATTGATCCAAGGCAAAAATAATATTTTAGTGCCGTCAAAATCTACCTCTTGTGCCTCTGGGTAAATTTTAATATTTTTGTATCTATTACCAAGAAGCTCCTCTACTGAATTTACATCATTAGTATTTTTGTAGAAAGTATCATGGTTACCAATCATAATGTGTAAATCTATTTCTAAAGTACTAAACGGCAGGATAAATCTTTCACGAAAATCTTTTGCAGTTTTGTATGAAACAAACTTACGTCTATCCATCAAATCTCCTAGATGAATACAGGTTTTTATATTATTTTGCTGAAGATATGGAAAGAATATTCCTTCATAGAATTTATAAAAATAATCATTAAAATTTGAGTTGTCGTTTCTTGCACCAAAATGTGTATCATTAATTATTGCAATTTTCATTCGTTATCTTTTTCCATAAAATTTTCAAGGCCGGTTGGAGCTTTATTTGTGTCTTTCTTTTTAGGTTTGTAAACAGCTTCATCTGGCAACATTATATTGGGGTCAAACCCACCAATAGAATATATAGTGTCATCGCCAGGATTGGTAATAAAAGGTACATAGTCTTGCTTTTCTATCATCATATGTTTGACATGGGATTGTTTTTTTTCTTTTTGTATCCTACGAATAAACGCATAGTAAATAATCTGTGTAAAATATGAAAAGGGATTTTTAGACTTTTCGGGATCAAAGTTGTGAATATATTGCAGACAGTTTTCGATGCCATCTGATATCATATCTTGTCTGTATGTGTAGTTTATAAAGTTTGGTCTATAAGATAATCCATTTGCAATTTTTAAAAAACAAGAACCAATGTAATCAGTGACTATAGGTGGTTCTTCACCCATCTCCTCTGCCTCTCGACAACTTTCTTTCCAATCAATCATTGCTTGATGAAACTTCTTATTATCAACGTAATGCACACCTTTAGGTTTTTTGGCCATGATAATTCCTTTTCAAATATATAAACACTATTCTATACTAATATTAGAGTAATGTCAAGTAGTAAATAATTTAATTATGTTATTGACAAGACCCACGGTTGTGTGTATAATAGGTCTTGTACCTTTTCAGATAATAGCTTAGTGAAACGTCTTACCATCCACTTTAAAATCTTCAAGTAGTTCCGTCATATCTTCCTCGGCGGCTTCAGCTTCTTGACGATCAATTTCATCCTCTATTGCTTGCAATTCGTCTTCTGTCGGTTCTGGTTCTCTCAATCCCATTCTGTGCGTATTTTTAATAATGTGCTCATAGTATTTACTAAGTCCAGCACTCGCTGGTGTCATTATAACAACTGAATTTTTTTCGATATAAAAGAAGTCCTCATCAGAATAGGGTTGTATCCATCTACCCAAGGCGAGTGATTCTACCACACCTTTCTGTGTGACCTTACTAATAGTTTCCATCAACAGAGGAGCTTCTATTTTTAATTGGCCCTGTTGTGTTTCCACAACATTACACAGAATGTCTTCACCATTCGATAATTTTAATACGTTATAGCTCAAAGGTTTATCCTATCTACTTTGTATTGAAACTGTTCTTCCTTGTATATATTTAGTCTTTGCCTAAAGTGTCTGTATGTAAAATTTGGTCTTCCTTTATATGTGAGGTTATCGGATATGTCAAACAGACGAACACTTGATTTAGTTTCTGATTGTCTAAGTCCACGACCAATGGACTGCAAGACTC